GCTGCAGCTACTGCATCAATTGGTGGCGGTGATAAGATTGACATGGGCACCGACTACTATGGTGTAGTTAAAGCAACACCAAAAGATGATTCGGCAGAGTCAACTCCAAGAGAAGCTGGCAGTATTACAGGTGATGTAATTGGTGCAGTTACTGGTGGTGGACTTGGTGGACTTGATCTTGGTGGACTTGATCTTGGTGGATTTGATTTGGGTAGTATTCCAGGATTAGATGCAATTGGCGGTTTAGATGTACTATCAGAATTTGGTCTTGACAATATTCTTGGCGCATTACCTACAGATTTAGTGAGTAATATTACTGATCAAATTTCTCAGTATACAGATCTAGTAAATAGTTTTGATATTGGTGCTTCTTTATCTGAATTGACTGGTGGATTAACAGATCAGCTTACTGAACAATTTGGTGATTTATCCGCAACTGTTACAAGTTTTGCCAATGATAATCTTGGTGGTCTTAAAACTAATATCCTTGATGCTAGTGGTAATATATTACCACCAAATATTGCAAATAGTTTAAATGCGCAGATTTCAAATCTTGGGGTTGGTGGTTTCAATGTCAATAATTTAACTGGAAACTTAACCAACCAGTTAACTAATCAGCTAACTAATGCTACTGGTATTAATATCAATAATTTAACTAATGGTATTGCCAATCCGTTTACAGCTATTACCAACCAGATAAATGGTGCAATTAGCCAAGCAACTAATGTAGAATCATTATTTGCATCAAAATTAAATTCACTATCAAGTTTCGGTGGTTCTATTACAGATATTGCTGCGAATCTTGGTATCAATAATGTTTCTGGATCTGTTACTGAATTAGTTTCTAAGTTAGGTATCGTAAATCCAACTAAAGATTCTATCTTAAATGAGTTGGTTAAAATAGCAAACTCCCCTGTTGGTCAGGCTAAAAGTCTTCTCACTAAATTAGAAGCTGAGGGTGAGCCTACTACAAATAATGTTGAAGCAATAGGTATGACAAATGCTGATGGTACTATTAGTACTGGGCTTCTTGTTGATTCAAATCTTGGTTTCCAAGATCCAAATGGTGTATATCCAAAGTATAAAAATGAACCTGATACTAATCGTTTAGCTGCTGGTAATAATTTAGGTAGAACATACGTTGTTAAAAAAGAAGCAGCTATGAAAATGGGTATTAAGATTGCCAATGGTGGAACATGGGATCAATCTCCAGTTCCATATAATGCAACTTACCCATACAATAAAGTTACAGAAACTGAATCAGGTCACATAATGGAGTTTGATGATACTCCTGGATCTGAACGTATTCACTTATATCATAGAACAGGATCATTTATTGAGTGGGATGCAAACGGTACTCAAGTTAATCGTATTGTTGGCGACGGATATGAAATCATTGAACGTAATGGGCATGTTTATGTTGTAGGTGCCATGAATGTAACTGTTGACGGTGCGTTAAATGTACGCACAGATAATATCTTTAACTTAGAAGTTTCTGGTGCTGCTAAAATTAACATCTATAACGATGCTAATATTAACATCAGTGGTAATTCAAACTTAGCTGTTGGTGGTGAATTTAATCTAAGAGCATCTAGAATTAATATGGAGTCCACTGGACAATTTAATATTAAATCTGATTCTGGTTTAAATATTCATTCTGTCAAGGATATGAACCTCAAGTCTGAGGCAGGTCTATTTGTTGAAGCAGACTCTGATATAAATTACACATCAACTAAAGGTTCTATTTTCTTAACTACAGAATTAGATACACATATCAATTCTTCTAATAATGTTAATATTAGTAGTAAACTTGCTACACATATTAAGTCTACCGCTTTCTTAAATATTGAGGCTACAGGTCTACTGAACTTAAAATCTGCAGCAGCAGTTGCCTTAGGCGCAAGTGGCGCAGTTAGTATTAAAGGTGGTGCCATGGTTGCCCTTGATGGTGCCATTGTTGCACTTAATAGTGGAATTGCCTTATCACCATTGGGTGCAACAGAAGCGAAACCTGCTCTCCCTGCACGTGCTGCTGGACAGGCTGATATTGAACTTCCTATTGAACTTCGTGGAACTTCTGGTGTTTCTGTGTTACCACCAATGGCAGTTCCAAATCGTGGTTCAGAAACTGGTTTTGACTCCCCAGATACTGGTAATTCTACTGCGTATGCGAATAGAAAGATTGAAAATAACGAAGTTAGTAAATCTGATATTGAGGGTACTAAATATCCAACACAGAAAGAAACTCCCGCAGCAAACTCTGCATCCACACCAGGATCTGTTGCTGGTCTAGATGCAATTAGAAATATTCCAGCAGATCAATACACTGCTGGAATGAAACTATCAAAGCACTTCACTCTTGGTGATTTAACCAAAGGTGGTGTTCGTATTCCACGTGTTACGTATAATGTTAATGGTGCAAACATTACACCCCAAGAAATTGTTTGTAACATGAGAGTATTGGCTGAAAAGGTTCTTGATCCAATCCGTGAAAAGTTTGGTAAATTTACTATTACTTCAGCTTTCCGCAGACCACCATTCGGTGCTGCTCCTGGAGATTTAGGTCCAAACCAGAAAGAAGGTGGCGATCATCCAATTGGTTGTGCAGCTGATATTGTGTTTCCAGGCGGTAAGGCAGAAACATATAAAATATGTAATGAGATTGTTAAACTCCTACCTTCATGGAACCAAGTTATTATGGAGTACAATGGATCTCAATATTGGATACATGTGTCATGCAGACCAGCTGGAAATAAAGGTCATATGTTTACAATGAATCATCATGCTACCTATGCGGGAACATTCCCCACAGGTGGATTTGTTTTAGTATAAAGGAAAAATAATTATGCCAATACTTGGACCAAGTGGTGCAGCAGATCCAGCTAATCCAGAACAGTCTCTTCCTTATGAATTGACTGAATTTATTGGAACTGAAACTAATCCAGTAGTACCAATTGTTTTAAATGGAGCAGTGTCTGCTGGCGCAGACATGGCTATAACAAACTACGCATATTATATTATTAATGTTCAGATGTTGGGTATTACAGCACCATTAGATTTTAGTGCTGTCATAACTCAACCAAAAACAGTTACAATAAGAAGCGGATTTCCAGATATGTTTGATAGAGTTATTAAATATTTAAAATATAGCGAAGATAATACAGATATAACAAATAACTATAATCTGAAAACATATGGAACAGTATCACGTTTTGCTAATTTGCCAGCTCAATACACTGCAGTATATGAATATATTTCACCACCTGCTGGATCTAAATCTGTAACTATTAGAGTTAATCATTATGAATACTCTGAAGTTGGTAGTTCTATCACTCCTGTAACTCCTCCATGGGGTTCTGGTAATCCAATAGGAAATGCAGCATATAACGCATACATAAAGTATAGTGACTGGACTTTTACAATAAATGAGAATTTTACTTTAGTGAATCAATATTTTCTTTCTTCAGTTGCTGCAGGAACTGCAGGAATAAAAGCTAAAACTGTTTATCCAGAATTAAACTAAGGAAATTATATGTCAGTAGCAGCAACAATTGGATCCATGTCAGCGGGACATTGTTTCTTCCCAAGACCAACCTACCAAGGATCTTCAAATGTTTTAATAGGTGGTCTTCCAGCACATACTATTGGAATGTCATGGCCAATCCACAATTGTGGTAAATTCTTGCATCCATCAATTACTGCTATGGGTTCTCCAAATGTTCTAGTTAATGGTAAACCACTAGCTAGAGTTGGAGATAGATTAAGTTGTGGTGATATGATTGCTTCTGGCTCTCCCAACGTGTTAGTAAACTAATAAATAATAAGATGGCACGAAATACAAGAATCTTCTCAGATATCGACTTGAACTTCACTGCTCACCCAGTGACTAAGGACATAACACGTAGATATGATGAGAGTGCAGTAAAGAATGCACTTAAAAACCTAATTTTAACATCTAACTATGAGAGACCATTTCATAGTGAAATTGGTTCTCCAATTAGAGCGATGTTATTTGAACCACAGTCACCATTAACTTCAGCTTCTATTAGACGTGCTATTTTTGACATGATTCAAAGTTTTGAACCAAGAGTTACAGTGACTGAAGTTGCTGTTACATATAATCCAGACGATAACGCAGTTTCTATAAGAATAGATTTCAAAATAATTAATACCGAACGTCCATTAAGTTTAGATTTGGTACTGGAAAGAACACGATAAAATGTCTAACAATAAGAAAATTAACGTAACAGAATTAGACTTTGATGCTATCAAAGCTAACTTAAAAACATTCTTACAGGCACAGACTGAGTTTCAAGACTACGACTTTGAGGGTTCTGGTCTTTCTGTAATTTTAGATATTTTAGCTTACAATACACATTACAATGCTTTGTATAATAACTTAGCTGTTAATGAGATGTTTCTTGATTCTGCCATTAAAAGAAACAGCGTAGTTTCACTTGCTAAAACTCTTGGTTATACTCCACGCTCTGCCAAATGTTCTGAGGCAGTTGTTAATATAACAATCACGTCAGCCTCAGCTGGTCCAAGTCTAGTGACTATTCCACAATATAGTGCATTTAGTACTATTGCTAATGGTCAGCCATATAATTTTTATAATAAACAAGCTATAAGTATTACAGGATCATCTAATGTTTATACTGCAACTGGTGTAACATTAATTGAGGGACAGCAGTTATCTTTTAGATTTAATGTATCTACTGGTACACGATACATTATCCCAAATGCTAACGTAGATTTAGATACAGTTACAGTTCGTGTTCAAGAAAATGCAACAAGTTCAAACTTTAACACATTTACAAAAGCATCGTCATTAGTTAATGTAGATCCAACAGTTAAAGCATATTGGATTAAAGAAATAGATGATGGTTTATATGAAATAATTTTTGGTGATGGAGTTCTTAGTGCGGCATTGACAAATGGTAATGTAGTTGAAGTTAATTATATTGTTTCAAACTTAGATGGAGCCAATGGCGCACGTTCTTTCAACTTTGCTGGCAATCCTCCATACTCAGGTTCTGTAGTTACTGTAGTAACTACTACTCCAGCTTTTGGTGGTTCGTTACCAGAAGATGTAGAATCTATTAGATTTAATGCACCAAGAACATACGCTGCACAAAATCGTGCAGTAACTACTGAAGATTACAAAACAATAATCTATAATAATTTTGCTGAGGCAAAGTCAGTTGGTGTATGGGGTGGTGAAGATAACAATCCACCAGTTTATGGTAAAACATTTATTTGTATTAGACCAAAAAGTGCTACCAAACTAACAACTCAGCAAAAGTCTGATATTATTAATAATGTTCTTGCCAATAAAAATGTAGTTTCGGTTATTCCAGAAATTTTAGATCCAGAATATTTAAATATTGCACTAGATATTACTGTTTATTATAATCCAAGAGACACCAAACGATCAGCCCAAGAAATACAATCTTTGGTTATTGAAACAATTTACAAATATGACGATGAAGACCTTCAACGTTTTGATAGTGTATTCCGTCACTCAAAGTTAAGTCGTTTAATTGATGTGTGTGAAAAGAGTATTACAAATAGCAACAATACAGTTTTAATTCGTCGTACTGTTGCTCCTCGTTATAACGTTAGTGCACAATACATTATTGATATTATAAATCCAATCTATACTACTGGATTAGCGCAAAATAATATTTACTCTACTGGTATATTCATTTATGGAAGTGATATTGTTCACTATCTTGACGATGATGGTGCTGGTAACATGCGTTTATATTATGTTGGAACATCAGCTGAAAAGATTATTGTAAATCCTACTATTGGTACTGTTGATTATGCTGCAGGAGTTATCAATATTACAAACTTGCATATTACTGATATTGCAGATATTGATTTTGAGATTTCAATTCGTCCATCATCATATGATGTTGTTTCCGCTTATGAACAAATCGCAGAA